CTTTGCTAACGGCTTGCGTTACCATAGAGTTAACAACTTTGTCTCTGTTTTGTAAGAAGTAGATGTCTTCTGCAAGTTGCTTAGTATCGTACTTACCTTCCTTGTAGTAGCGATTACCATAAAAAGACTCTAAATCAAAAGCTTTCATAGTGTCTTGAAGTTGGGTTTTCTCTTCTTGCGTTAGAGAAAACTTTCCGTCAAATTGGACATCCTCGTCCTTATAGTTGACGTTAAATCCATCAAAACTCCTCAAGCCTTCTTCAACACTTTTTTCAAATGTCTCTCTAGCTTGTTGATACGCTTTCGCTTGCTCTTCTTGTTGAGCTGTCAAATACTGATTCACATACTCTTCAGGATTCACATTTTGCTGTGGCGCCTGTTGAACTTGACTCAGAATATCTGGAAAACTAATGTCCTGTTTTAGCGTTTGCAAGTACTCTTTAGCCTCTCTCACATCTTTCTTAATCTCTCTTGCAATAGCCTTTTGCTGCTTCTCGATTTGCTTTTTCTTTGAAGCAATTTCATCATCTGTTAAAAGAGATTCATCAAAGTCTGAATCAACAGAGTACTTTGAATGAAACTCTTCTTGGATTTCATCTGGAGTTAAATCTGGATAATCGTATGCTAACTTAAGCATAAGAACCTCGTTTTCACTCATAGAGTCAATCTCTGAAAGAACTTTTTGCTCGTACATAATATCTGCAACCTGAGAAATGTCTCCGTTAACAAGACTATTATATATCTGCTTGGCCATTTCGTTATCCCACTCAAAACTTTTTGGCTGGGCAGGCTCTTGACCTTGGGCCTGATTTTCTTCCGTTTGCACAACTGGTTGTGCAGGTTCGGTATTTGTTTGCACATTTTGTTGTGCAGTTTCATTGTTTTCTTCTGTAGGTGCAGGGTCTTGCTGTGGCAAATCCGTACCTTGTGTTTCTTCTACTACCGTGGTAGTATTTGCTTGCGTGTCCTGAGTTGAATAACTGGAAACGTCAAACGGGTTAAGGCTTTCTTCGGTCATGTTGGTTTGTTTTATTTTGCAAATATATAAATATTATCACTCATTTGTTATTCAGCTTCAGGCTGTTGCAATTCTTCAGTCTGTTGACCCTCTGCTTCTTCGCTGCCCATTTCTTCGGCCATCACTTCTTCTTCTGTTGCTGAAGGACCTCTTTCTTGAGACTCTTGTTTAGATATTTGACCTGACTCTTCTTGAAGCTTTTGATTAATAGCATCAATCATTGCTTGTTCTTCTTGAGCTTGAGGGTCTTGCTGTTGCTGTGCCATCATTTGTTGAGCCATAGCTTCCTGCATCATTTCCTGCTGCTTTTTGGCAAAATATGAATTAACAACTTGGTCTAGCTGAGAGCTTAATGGTCTGCCTAGTTCAAAAGACTTTAAAAGAGCTAACTGAACAAACTCTTGCTCTAACAAATCTTTCTTCAATGTCATTTCTGTATTCACAATAGCTAGTTTGCCCTGGCTTTGTATTTGCTCTAATTGAGCATCCATTTGAGCCTTCATTTGGATAGACTGCTGTTGAGATTGGGCATTCATTTCTGAATTCATTTGAGCTTTTTGCGCCTCTTCTTTTTGCTTCTTCTTTTTAGCTTTTGCGAGGTACATTTCAGATAACTTGGTATTCTTTATACTCCTAATTCTAAATGCATCCTCAAACTCAATAATACCAGCAGATAATGCAGTCTGAATCATCTGCTCCATAAACATCTTTTCTTTGTCGTCAGGAAGAACTTCGATTTTAATATCAAATGACTTTCCTTCTACATTATTTGGGTTTAAGTAGTTTCTGTACTGCTCTCCTCCATACAATACTGAATCGTATAATAATAAAGAAATCTTAAATGCTGTTTGCTGATATATATTTAAATATGCATCATATAAGAAGTCTGTTGCGTTGTTAGATGCTTGTATTTGTGCCTGTTGAACACCTAGTCCTAATTTAGGATTAACACCAGATCCTTCTCTGTATTCATTTACACCTATTTCATCACGAAGTCTGTCTAGATAATGATTGTATACTAAAATCAATTCTTGAATCTGACCTATACTTCCATTATTTGGAGCTTCTTGGATTGGAAGGCCATTTGTTCCTTCTCCATCTTCTGTTCTTCTTTTGTAGTAGATATTACCTGTTTGGTCGTAAACCCTTTGAAGTTCTAAAGGATTCAACGCTTTACCTTGACCAATATTAATGTCAGATAATGAATCAATATCTATGATTAAACCAGATGGTCTAAGTTTTGCTATTAACTGCTGAATTTTTAAATGAGCCAATGTCATTTGCCTGATAGATGTTTCCATTCTTTCAGGAATAGCCATATTCTCTAAATCAAGGTTCTCGAACATATATAAGCTATAGCTGAAATAAGCATCTGCCATTTCTTTTGCTACAGAAGGCTTAATCATATTCTTAGCTACACCCCATTCTAGCATTATATCTGTATTCAAAATATATACACCACGATATATAACGTACATGTCTTTAGTCAATAATTCTTTATTATCTCCTAGTCTTTGTGGTGCTTTCTCTTTCTTCTCTACAATTAGATTACCATACTTATTAGTTTTAAATTGGTAAATCATTGTATCGATTGTCTTGATTTCGTAGTCTATCACATCTACAGTCCAATCGTCATATGGCCTATCAATAGAGTATCTAAACCTATCGTCCCACTTAACCGTCTGTGTGTGTTGCTTAGAATTTTTAGCAATTTCATATATCTTTTCTTCTGTGATGTGCGGGTAGTTATTTCTAATATCCACAATCTTCATAGATATAATTTCACCTATAAACGATACATCTCTAAAGTCATCATATTGAGAAAACCCATAAAATAGGTTCTCAGGAACTACTCTTCTAATGTTAATTTTGCCGGTATTTGCTACACTAACTTTTGTAGCTCCAACACCTGTTTCAGATATATCTTCTAAAAGCTTTCTTTTAATTACCGGCCATCCATTGTCGTGAAATACGTAATCGCAGCCTTTTTCAAATAAAATCTCTTCAGGTAGTTGATATTCTAAACCAAAATATAATTCTAATTCTTCATAATCTTCTGGGGTAAAGCCGCCATCTGGCATCAACTTAAGGCCAACCTGTTCTTCTATTTGCCTTACACTATCTCCATGGTTCATCCTGAACTCCGCATTCTCCTTGTCGTACACCTTTCTATCTACAGATATTGGGTCTACAGCAGATGCTCTAACCTTTTCTTCTCTTTTCATGAAGCCGCCTATAATAACCTGCATGAACTTTGGAGCGATAGCAGGAGCTTTCATATCTAGATTTACAAACGCTTCTTTACCATCCACATTCAATAAATCCAAGAATTCTGCCATTGGCTGTCTACCTCTAGAGAACTTTCTGTTCTTCTCGAACTTCTTGTTTCTCCTAGTAAAGTATCCACTATTATACGCCTGTTGCAAAAACTTAGATATCTTTAGGCCTTCTTTTTCATCTCTCTTCAGCTTGGAGTTACCAAGGTGAAAATTAAGTATTTGTTTATTCTCGCTCATAATTATAGCAAAAGTACAAAATTAGATTACATCTAACTTGTATGTTCTAACAGGCAATGTCGCCAATTTAACTTCTGTTTTGTTGTTTTCCAAAGATACACCAGAAAGTAGACTAATCATAAAAGAAACTGTTCGGTCGAATGGAGTTCTATGCTCATGGTCGTACTTAAGCAATTCCTCTAATAAATCTGGGAAGTATATCTTTTCGCAATGGTTTTCAACGTAGGTTATACAAGTATCTAGTTGCCTAGCCAAGGCAAAAGCGTCCGAAGATGCTACCCCATATTTAGATGGCCCCTGCCTTCTTTTAAACCTATCAACAGCAGACTCAGGAGTCTTCATTAGGTAACCTTTGTATCCCTTATTTGAAAAGTAGTCAACAAAGTCATCTCCTACGTCATTCTCATAACAAGCCTTGTATCCCCAAAAAACAGCAGCCTTTAGCATCTCTTCGTGAAATAGACTTTTTAATCTAGGTCTATCTACATATTCAGCTATTGGCATACACGTGTTATTAGGGTCCTTTATGTTCAATCTCTCAAATACATAACATGCACCCATAGAGCCCTTCCCGCTAATAACTGAAGATTTGAACGGGTCAATACCGCTGCTATAAATCTCCTTGTTTGCTGGAACCCTCATACCATTTACCTCTACCCATTTATTCTGCATTTCTCTTTCTGGAAACTTGTATACTAGCCATGATCCATTAGGGTCATCTGCCCAATCTACACTCTTATCGTCTTTCCAAAACAATCTAACCTTTCTAAGCTTAATTCTTTCTTCTTTTAAAAAATCTAATTGGTCATATATCTTATCTGCATTAAAGTAACACTTCTTTGCATCAATCATAAAGGCTTCCTCTTCTGTAAAAGGATTCATACGAACCTCTTCAGAAAGAGCCTTCTTGTCTGTAATTATTCTCCTTTGGTTTAAAAGATAGTCTTTGCTTCCAATATCTATTTTAAGGCCGTATCTTTCGTATATGTATTTTTTTTGAGACTCAGTAGGTGCATCTATAATTGAAGCTCCGTATTCATCTATAAATCCCTCGTACCCATCATAAGCAGGGCAGAAGTATCTATATAGACCTGTCGCTGTTACTGACTCCTCAAATTGGTTGCTGCCATCGAATAATTCTTTGTATGGTTCACCACCTGATTTGGCGTCATTCGCTGTAGAAGGTATCAAACAGAATCCTACCTTAATTGCTCCTCTACCTAGCGTCTTTTTAACAATAGGCCAATATTGGTTTACGGGAACGTCTTTAGGCCACTTACCTGCCTCATCCATAAGAAGAGCGCTAACACGACCTGAATCGTATGAGTTAAGTGCAGTATTCTTAAAATTAATTTTTGATTCTAATCCTATGTCATCATTAAATACCTTTCCCTTCTCTCTAGCCTTTGACTTTCTTTTGTCTTTCTTCTTTTTAAAAACAAGCTCTGTCTTAGTCTCATCATCTTCTGCTCTAGGCTTAAAAAATATAGGAAGGTTTCTGTATCCGTTCATCACCATATATACGAAAGCGTCACTAGCATCCTTACCTGTCTTAGATATAATACCACAAAAAGACTTTCTCTTTGTAATAGATTTCCATACAAGATAGCATGTAGCTTGTGATGTAGCTCCTTCACGACGCTTCTTAATACGGACTATACCAAAGCATTGTGGTATAGATTCACAATAATCCTGGAAGTAATAGTACCTCCTGTCTACATCTCTATAATCTGGGTTATTACCATCTTCTAGCGTCCAATATGTTAAATAGAAATAGTGTAGACCTGTTATGTATGTAGCTACCCCATTGTTGTAAAACCAATATCCGTTATTAACCTTATTCCATTCTTTTACTACAAAATCCCTTTGCTCATCCGAGTACAAGGCATTCTCATCTTCATCAAATTCTAGGTCCTCAAATATATCAGGAAGTTCTAGTTTATAGAACTTTTGGTCAACCTGCTCCATATCCCAATTATCTATATCTTCATGCTTTGGGATATTAGGTGTCTTGTATTTTATTCCGTATACCTCTTCTTCTTTATACATCTACTTTAAAATGCTTTTTGGTAAATCTATC